GCAAGAACGGGCGGAACTAAAATATCGTCCTCTGCAAATAGATTTGGCAAAAGAGATGTTCAGATCAACCTTCATCCTGAAAATGCAAAACCGGTTCAGTCTTATAAAGCATTCGGAATCGAGCCTTTATATATATTCGGTAAACAAACCCGTTGGCAGAATGCAAGTGCATATTTCAGTGATTTTCTTGGAACAGGAAAACCTGGAATATTATTACACAGTGGTCAAAGTCAGAAACTGGGATTCTATCCGGGAATCAAAGCAGCCTCCAAGCCTAACTATCTCAGATTTGAAAACATGCAGGCTTTTAATACTTATCTGAAGCAGCATCATAATATCGATCTGTCAGCCAGTGTGGGGGAAGAGCTTTATCTTATAGCCTGTCGTGTGGGGGGAGAGGGAGGAACAGCACAACGGCTGGCAAATTATCTCAATCGTCCGGTCATAGCTTATGGAGGCAAGCAGGCAATCTATACTTCTGAGGTGTGGAGAAAGTATTTGGGCGCCTCCAAGCTTGGCGTATACAGGGATGCGTTTAATTTACGGAAATTAACTCCAAAAACCTATTATCCTCGTTATTTTGAACAATTAGAAGATTCATGGAGCTTATCCAGCTTTTAACTGTACTGTTTCAGTAAGGATGCATCAATATTTACAGAAATCCTGTTTGATTTCTTTGGTCGGAGCGGCGGGATTCGAACCCATAACTCCTAGATTTCCAATCAACAGATTTGACCTACCGCGCCGTATCTGGACGAGGCTTGTCTATCGAATTCTATGCCCATCCTGATGTAATTGCCCGGTATTTTAGCCGGGGCATCATAAGTGACGTCAAGCATTTCTGTCGGGTAGATTTCAAACTGCAAAGGCACGTCAAAGCCGGATACGGGATCTGTTGTCCGCATGCGGACGAAGCACTCACCTGCAATGAATGTTTCACGGGCGATGGTGGCCTGCATGCCGTAATAATCGGCCTCGTCAATCCAGTGCCACCACAGATCCAGCAGGGCGCTTTCAGACTTTTTGTGTCCGCGGATTCTGGGGTGGGGCTTGATGCCGTCACTCACGGCGGCAGAAACCCATTCGTCAACCGCCGAGCCGTATATGCCCTCGTTATCATAGAGCCAGCGCGAGCGGGCAACCAGGGTTTCGCCCGAGGCTTCAATAGCGCGGTTGATGTGATTGCGCGCCGGGTTGAAGCCGCGCATGCGGCGGCTCTGGCTTGCAGCCTCGAAATGCGGGTTGCCGCCGGCACCGCTGATCCGGAAGGCATCCGCCATGCGGCGCTGGATGGTGCGTAAAAAGCCTGCCATCAGTAACCGCGCCTCGCATCAATGTAAAACACGCGCGAGCGCCGGCGTCCCTCAAGGGTGGCGATCTGTTCATCCAGCGCTTCTATGGCTTTCTTTATTTCATCTACGCTGCGGTTCATGACCTGCTTGTCGCCGTGGCGAACAGATTGCGCACCGGAGTAAAGCGCGGCACGAAGGCTGATGCGTCGTTTTTTCAAGTCTGCAAGATCATCACACACATCAGCCTGCCTTACTATCTGTTCATCCCCATAACGGAGTGGTATGAATATGGTGGCAGAATATAGAAGCAAGAACCGCAAAACGCATTGCACGGCTGTTCATTGTAAAAAGAGAAAACTTGCTGGGGATAATTTAAAAATAAATATTGATTATCTAAATCATTATGATTTGAAAGGTTAAGTTGGTATTATTGCCATCAGCTCTCTGCTATTTTTCAGAGTAAATGTATGAACGTCACCTATTTTCTGAATAGTGTATGTAAATAATATTGAATAAAAGATTGATGATTGAAGTTCAGTCATCGTTAAGTATGGAAAGAGATAAGAAATGGAACAACTAAAAACTAACCAACGATTTAATGAGGTTGCATCACTGATATTGGAAAAGCTTTACGATGTAAGACCTTGTAAAATCGCGAAAGATCCGGAAAATTTTTATGGTGACGAAGCTCTATCTGATGATGTAGAAAATTATTTCTTCGACACATTGGATGACCTTATTAGTCATGGCTATGTTGGTGTTGAAGTAGGAGATTATCTCGTATTTAATGAAAAATCATTGCCATTTTTGAAGAAGCCTAATCAGTTGGATAGTGATTAAGTGAGTGCATCAAAAGATGCTGCTTCATCAACAGATGAAGATCTAGTCGACACTATTGGATAAGAAGGGTTTAAAATTCTTCTTGGTTTTCTTGGGTAAGAGATCACGGCTATAATAATAACATAGATCACATATATGAACTTTGTGCGCTCCGGCGGCGCTTGGGTTTGACACCTGTTTTGACAAGCTGGCGGGCGGGTTGCATTGTATCATTGTTCAGGTCTTTTTCCGGCAGGTCTTCCTGCATCGGTTCCGGTTCGGCAATTTCAACGCCGCGTTCGGCCAGCCGGTCTGCGATGAGTTTTGCCTCACGATCCAGCACCACGCCTGCCGAGAGCAGGCCCTGCAGCGCGGCATAGGCATAGACGCGGCAGTCCAGCGCTTCGTTACGATCCTTTTCGCCTTTTTCCCATTGTGTTTTTTTGAAGCCTTTGTGAAAGCGGGTGACTTTTCGCTCTGCTGTCAGTTGCTCGAAATATTCCCTGTCACGCTCCATGTGGAAATGGGTGGCGCCGGCACCGGATGCGTCTAGCCCTGTCTTTCTGAAACGGGCGGTGATTGTTTCCTTGGCAGAATCCACGCCGACCCGGTACAGGTTGATCTTGCCCTTGTTGTTACGACTAGGCCGGCGTGGCCAGACAGGGAGCGGGCCGGCATAGCCCTTGATGCCCCAGATGCGGCGGCCCTCGCGCGGGCCGACAAAGCGGTAGACTGACTGGGTGTTGCTGCCGCCGGTGTCAATGCAGGTGGCGGAGATTTTCATGCCATTGTCATAGGCCGGGTGCGGCCAGCGCCTTTGCAGATATTCATCAAGGATTTCCCAGACCTCATTGCTGGATGGATCACCGGGGAATATCTGGTAATCAATATTCCAGCTTTCTTCAGCCCGTCCCCAGGCGACAAGCTCAAGTTCCAGACGGTCGGGCTGGACATCAACACCGGCAGTCAGGATTGCAGTTTGTGCGGGCAGGAGGGAATAATCCTCCCGCTTTGCATAGAGGGAATCGGGGTCAATTGTTTCGCCGGTGCGGTCTTCCCACGGTTCGCCGAGGACTGTGTTTATGAAAGGCTGCAATTTGGCCGGGTCATCCTTGGCGGCCAGAAAATCCCGCACGCATTCTGCCCATGTGTACCAGGGTGAATATAACGCCGAGATATGGTAGGAGCGCAGGTTAGGGCGGCTGGACTCTGCCGTGGCTATCCAGCAAGCACCATTGTCCTCATCCATCAGGGCTGTCTTGCGATGTTCTTCATGTTCATGTCCGCAGTGGGCACAGACAAAAATGGCTTTTTCCGGCTGGCCTTTGGGCCAGCGGATCTGCGACCATTTGATCGGCTGCAGTGTGCCGCAGCTATCACAAGCCACATTGTAATAACGCTGGTCACCCAGTTTGAATTCTGCATCAATGCGGCTGGTGTCTTTGTTGGCCGGGGTTGATAACTCAAAAATCTTGCGCCGGATGAAATTGGCAGTTCGCTTGATGGCCAGGCTGACGGGGTCGCCTTCCTCATCGACATTCAGGGGGTAGGCATCCACTTCATCAAGCACCAGAAAGCGGATCGGCATGGAGCGCAGACCTGCCGCACTGTTTGCCCCTGTCAGCATCAGGACGCCGCCGTCAAATTCCTTTGCCAGCAATGTGTTGCCGGAATCGCGGGAGCGGGACGGGCTGATACGTTCGGTCAGTGCAGGGCTTGCCTCAATCATCGGTGCAAGGCGGGTTTTGGAAAGCTTTTTGACGGTTTCGACTGTCGGCATGACATAAAGGGCAGGGCCGGGGCTGTGGTGGATCGCATAACCGACAAAGTTGAGCCCGGCTTCGGACATGCCGATCTGCGCGCCTTTCATAACGATGGTTGTTTCGATCGGCGAATAGGAAGATAGATTATCCATGATTTCGCGCAGGTAAGGTGTGCGTCTTGTGCGCCATAGTCCGGGCTCTGCACTGGCCACGCTTGACAGATAACGGTTCTTGTCAGCCCATTGGGACACGGTATAGGGTGGGTCCGGTTGTCTGGCTTCATTGGCGTTAAGTGTGAAGAGCGCCGCGCCGGTGATATTATCCGGTTCGACATGGAACGTCATGCCTGATCCTCTTTCAGGGAGGGATCATCAGGAGCATGGAAAGGCACGGGAATACCGACAGTTTCAAGGAGGGCCTCGCGCATGCCGGCATCAAGGGCGGCAATCAGGGATGCTGCATCACAACCGATCTTCGCGGCAATGGCCGGTCCAAAGCGGGGTGCAAAATTCAGCATGGCATCCCGATGTGCGCGGCCAAAGGCGCGGGCGGCCTGCCTTACGTCTTCACGGTCAACCGTGGTTTGCCGGAGTTTTTCAAGCTGGATTTTTTCGGTTTCAAGCGCGACTTCCATGCGCTCCAGTTTGATTTCATATTCGGCCTTGCCATGTTCTCCTTCTTCCTTGATGGCAGCGCGGCGCCTGGCCAGAGGAACAGGAAGGTGTTTGCGTCGTGCTGGCGGCTCGCGGTTCCACAAGGCAGTGGCAAGTTCCTCATCAAGTGACCCGTCTTCATGGACAGCCTTGGCCAGACGGCCGTTACGGATGCGGGAACGCACCGCATTGTCGGACACACGCATTTTCTTTGCGAAAGCATAAACCGCAATGCCTTTTCGCTCTTTGTGATTTGCCATGGGCACTATCCTGTCGTCTGTTCATGTCTAACAAAATTAATAAAAGTGATGACAGTTAGCAAACGTGCTGAACGGGAATGCAATGCGAATGGTTCCGCGAGTATTTTCAAAGTATTACGGTTGCATTCAAAGTCATTCTGATTTTTCTGTCGCTAGCGTTTTTTTGCGCTGGCCAAGACCCCGCACCTCCCGACCCCGCGGGAAGTACCTAATCAGTTGATTTTTTTGGCTTTTTGTTTTTGTGCCAGTTTCGTGGAAAAATCATGTTTTTTTAATGCTGGCGCCGTGAAAGGCATGGATGAGACAGCATGAGGCGCTATAGCATGCCTCAAGCCCGTGCTGGCCTGGAACGGCTATAACGGTCAAGCTGCCGCTTGAGGTTGACCATCATGCGCTCCTGGCCAAGCTTGACCAAGGCATTTGAGATGGCTGGCTGTACCATGGCCTCGGCAATCGTGGCACCGGGGACCTTGCGAATAGGGCTGCGATTTTTGCCAATACGGGCAAAGATATGCCCACCCATACCCAAATCTTTACGGTCAGGAAATTTTCCGCCACGAATAAAGGCATGCGGCAAGATCTGTTTTTTGCCCCATATCCTGACCGTAACACCGGCAGGGGTTTCCTTTGCCTTGAAAATCTTGAGCGGGATGGGGGATTTTGAACCACGCACTGTTGCTTCAAGCAAATCCGCTGTTGCCATTGGCCGGATATAAATACCGGTTTTAACGCGTTTTCTTGGTATAGAAGCCGCTTTCGCCACATCACGTTCTGCCTGCCGCTCAACCTGTTTGGCAGTGTCATTGACAGCATTGCGCAGCGCCCAATTAAGGCGTGGAGGCTGCAATTGATCCATCAGTTCCCTGACCTGCTTCAACTGCCATTTGGTATGTATGACGATTGCGGCGCTGGTCATTTCTTTTTGCTTTTGCCTTGTTTGGTCTGATTGTTTGCGCCGGTTTCTGCTCCTTCAAGTCCGACAGGTTCAGCTTCCGGCTGTTGTACAGTTTCCTCAGGTGAGATGGGCTCTTCCGTTTGTTGAGCGGGTTCTGAATAAGGCACGGCAGCACCGGCACGACGTAAACGGCTGAATACCGTATCTGAAATGATCGCAAATGGCTTATCCCCGGTTGAAGGATTAAACGAAACAATTCCTCCATTGTCGCCGGCGACTTTCATGGGACGGGTGATAACTGCTTTCATGGCAACAGCTCCAGATGATTACAAATCGCAATCATGATTGCAGTATGTGGATGAACGGTCAACGCTGTATAAGAAAAAATTGCAGAAAATTTTTATACAACCCCTTATACACCCGTTTTATACACATAACCCATTGATTTATATATATATGTATAAAACTATAAAATATATTATATATAGAGCATGACATGTGTATGCGCATCAGGCGTGTCACGCGTATGCATCATATGAGCTATCCGTCCTGGGCTGATTTTTTTCATAGTTTTATACAAACAGGGCTACAGGTGCCAGAAAATATGGATTTTTGATGTATAAAACTGGCCTATAAAACGTTGTATAACCACCTTTGTATAAAAAGGTAAGACAAAGAAAGCCCTGATTGGAGATCTATCCAGAGCCTCTATAAAATTTTTTCAATTTATCTATTATTTGCTATGCATGTATGCGTGCTGCTGAATCAACTGTATGGTACAGATTTCTATTAAGGAGGGGCACCGTGCTTAAAATAGAAACAAATTGTGACAGAGTGAATCTTCCCAAAGAAGAAGATTTTGACAGGATCATAAAACGTTCTCTGGAAAGGTTTAATATTCAGGCTGACAGCAAGGAATATGCAGAACATATTCTTTTTGATTTGATGTACAGGCACCATCGGTTAAAGCTTGAAGAACCTGAGGATGGTTATTTGCCCGCATGGGCAGAACAATGGGAAGAATTTGAAAGGTATGTCTTTAAATCATTAAGTGAAATTGGATATGATTGCACCGGGTTTAAGTTGGTTCCGGTTGAATAGAGAGCCAAAAAAAGCATAAACATTTGTTATTGTGTTGATTATCGGCAGCGATATCATTGGTTAATATATTGGAAAAAAGTTGCTGAATGGCAGGTTGGGAGTAACTGTGTTTAATTTGATTATGGGTGGGTTTGGAGGCTGGGGGACTGGTGATTATATAGTGACTGTCCCACGTGATAGAATGTTTGAGTATACAGACCAGCGTGTTTCAAGTCAGTTTCGGCAAAATGGCAATGTCCTGTTTGATAAACTGAAAATATTGCCCTGTTTGTTTATGTCAGAGGGCAGAGGAGAAGAAATTGCTTATGTCGGTAAGGTTGATCGGTTATCTGTAGTCGGAGGGGAAGTAACATTTGAGTATATAATTGATGAAAGAGTGCCGCCTTTAAGAAATGCCATGTTGTATGAAAATCGTAGGTTGCTTGACATGCCGGCCGACTTCGAGTTTTCACGCAATCATTGGGCTGTGAAAGACGTAGACCTTTATCGCTTTCTTTTTCATAATGCTCAATCAGTCAGGCAATGCCCTAGAGTGTTCCAGATTTCGAGGTATGAGGATATTCAGCCTACCCTTGCATCTGCAATGATGCCATTTGATGCAGGCTTCAATAAGGTTTATACTGCCATACAACAGGCCGCAGAAAATGTCGGACTTGAATGTAGACGTGCTGATGATATTTGGGAGCATCATGCAATCATTCAGGATGTTGTTACTCTCATTGACCGTTCTCGAGTTGTGATCTGCGATTGCTCAGGCCGGAACCCGAATGTGTTCTATGAGGTAGGAATTGCCCACACCCTTGGGCGGGAAGTAATCCTTATCGCCCAGAATAGAGATGACATCCCCTTTGATTTACGGCACATCCGTTATATTCATTATCATAATAATACCGAGGGATGTGCTACGCTAAAAGAAGCCTTGCAGGGAAGGATGCAGACTATTCTTAGTTCTTAATAGAGGCTAGGTTTTAACTAGTGCTCAAATAAAACTTTGAACACTATATTCTTACATCTCCATCCGGCCATAAAGAAGTTATCCTATACTTAAAATTCAGGAAATGGCACTGGAACCAGCACTTTATGCTTCTTAGGTTGTGGTAATGGTAGTCCGCCCGTCCAATAATTGCACATTACCAGCTTTCACCAATGCCGCGATGGCAGTTTCTACTTCTGCATAAAGTTCGGTTTCAGCGTGTCCTGCATCAATTTCCACTATTAAGGCATATCGGACAGAGGGCAGGCCATCTTGTAGATATACTTTTGACTTCCACCAGCCGGATACAGGATGGACAGCAATAAGATTACGTCGTGCCAAGTCGGAAGCTTTACATGTAAGCTGATCAATATGCAGGGAGCCAACATCGCGACGATCACTACCGATTTGCCATAGATCGTCTTCTGTACTTTTTGGACTGTCTGACTGCTCGGCAGCCCTGCTAATGCGAGACATGAATTGTTCCGCATCTTCATCAGCTCTATTGAGTTTGAACCTCAGATTATGCGAAGCATAACGATATTTGGCGCCTCTGGAAGCTTCAGATCGATTGGGGGCAATGAATGTACTGAGTGTTACACGAAGTGTGACCTCTGTATTGCCAAGAACACGCAAAGCTTCCACTGGCCATGGTAGATTGAAAAGCTTCATCTCATTGTGTATGTCACCGCCGGTTTTTTCTGACAGACTATAAGGTGTAATTGTATCCTCAATGATTAAAGTCAATGCGTTTGAAGCACTACGATGTGCACGGCTAAGGTCGGGCACACCATATCCATATCGTTGAAAAAGAAGAGCATAGTCACTTTTTTGTGGTCTCTGTGGAAGATGCGATAACATCTGCTGTGTCCAACGAGCTGAAGATACATAAAGGCCCCGAATTGTTTCAGGCCAAAGGTCTGGATAATCTGACCAAAGTTTTGTGATTTCTTTTGCTGCCAATGCAGTTGCAGCGCTTGTATCATGGGTCAAACAGAATGAACGCTGCGGATATTGATGATGTGTTGATAATAGAGACAGCCAACCATGGCTTAGGGGAGGTGGCAAAGTATCGATAACCCAGTTGCCGCCTTCGAGAACAACATCGGGTTTGAGAGGCCAATGGGACTTCCAAGATGCTGTACGAGAGACTGGCGATAAGTCCCCGAATGGCGCTACAGGTGTTCCAAGCTCTTCGGGTGGTAATTGCGTTTTTTCTGTGTAAGCACCGACAGTAAGTGCGTTCCATGCCTGTGCTGGTGATTCGATTTCATTGTCTTCGTGATCGCAGGTGTCAAGGTAATTTCCGCTACCAAATGAGCAGTTGTTTGTATTTCCAGCAGAGATTAATATGAGACGTTTTGTATCGCGCTCGCCAGAAATTCCGGCAGCAAGCTGATCAACCTCACTAGACCAAGAGGTCGGAGCACCGTCGTGTGGGGTATCATCGCTGGTCGTTACAGCCATTAGGAAAGTACGTCGCCGAGGATGATTTTGTTCAACAACGTTGATTGCGTCTCTTGTTACCGCTCCTAGAAGGTGATGCGGGTTTTGACCTGCGTCAGGTAGGAGTTTGACTGATTCCACACAGGAGATAATTTCAACAGGATTACTTTGTTGAAGTTCTGATGCCAGATCACCGTAAAGGGCTAAGCCTGCCATCTGTGTGCCATGACCTTTGATATCATCTAACGCCCATGCTGGATTGGCAGTATGGCGATCTACAGCCGATAAAAATGGTTGGATTAGCGGGTGAGCTCGATTTATCCCGGTATCCATAATCGTAATGTAGCCAGGATCATGATTAGGAGAATAAGTAATTCTTTGAATGAGATCATCGACCCATTCAGCCTGCTCTATCATATCCATACCGTCAAAAAAATCTGCTGTGACGGTTGGAGTCGCTATAGCGCGCACACCACCAATACGTCGGATAGCCTTGGCTAGTGCATCTCGCGTGGCATTGGCGATAACAATGACATCCTCAGGAAACTTTAGACGTTCCATTCCGATCGCAACATCGTATTCAGGTGCATGCTGAATAAAGTTATCTGCGGTATTAGGCTCTAGCCAGATTTCCCAATTTGCCACCTCATTATCATTGGGAAATTTGTTATCAGGGCTACGCCACAAGGCGCGCAATCCCGCTTCTGTAATTGCTGCAATACTTTGTATAAAATCCGCATTTTTGGGGCGGCCGGGAATAATCTCACCATTTTTCTCACGATCAGGCGTATTCTCAGTTTCAAACTGTTGAACCTTTTTACGAAGTCTTTCAATGCCTGTGGCTGTTGCAAAGATTGTTGCAGTTGCTTGATCGCCATCAGGTTGAATACTTTTTGTATATCTAAGTAAGGTGAGGTCACTTGAATTGAGACTGTCCTTTTTTAGTGGTTCATTTGGACGTCCAGTGACCTCAAGGTAGATACCGGGAAGCCTTGCTTCGTTAATATCAGGAAAGGCATCAATAGCTTGCAGGAGCGCCTGCGCATGTGCAGTTCGGTCCAAGACGTCACTTGGTTTTTTGCCTCCTCCGCTCTTTGCCTGAAACGGATGCGATTTTCCGAGCTCTCTTAGATGAAAGTGACGGAGGTCCCTTGCCATTTTCGTCAGTTCCTAATCCCTGCAATGAGCGACGACGTCTAAGAGCATCAATCAAATCTTGTGTCGCGATTTTGTCAGTATCGTTGAGCACTGCTCTTCGTGCCGCATCTTCTGCCGCTGCAATAATATCAGCTGTCGATAGGCCTTTAGCATAATCAGTGACGCGCTTCCACCTAATTTGTCCGAATGAAAAACCAATAAGGCGTCGTTTGAGTGCTAGTTGAATGGAATCGGGATCAGGCAGTTCATAAGAAAGTACAAGATCAAAGCGACGAAGGATTGCACGGTCAAGAATGTCTACAAGGTTTGTTGTGGCGACGACAATTGAGGGGCCTGTGTCTTCATCAAGGAATTGTAAAAAGGAATTAAGGACACGTCGAGCCTCACCAATGTCATTATCGTTTCCTCTTGCTGCGGCCAAAGCATCAATTTCATCAAATAAATAAACGCCACGTGTGGTTTTCACTGCATCGAATACCATTTTAAGTCTCTGGGCAGTTTCCCCCATAAATTTTGTAATAAGACCATGCAGCATGACTGCAAACAGAGGAAATTGTAGTTCACCAGCAAGTGCAGATGCACTGAGAGTTTTTCCTGTTCCGGGAGGGCCGGATAATAACACGCGGCGGCGCGGTTTAAGACCTTTCTCTGCAAGCTTCTCTTGCATCTTTGTCTCGACGATAATGTGTACAAGTTCATCTTTAATCCAGATTGGCAAGATGACATCTACGAGGCGTTCTGTTGGATAAGAGGCTGCCAGGAACTGAGCTAGATCGCCGCGTGGAGTAGAAATTGGTGTAATACGAGGTTTTCGGGATGAAGGTGGTTTTTGGCCTGCTTCAGCCCATTGGCGCAACTGCTCAGCCAAACGAGTATGACCTTTCTGCTCTTCGGCTGCAGAAAGCTGCATTGCCAAATCGTAAAAACGATCGGCATCTCCCTCGGCATGGCTTTTTACGAGCCCAATAAGCTGTTGCGCAGATGCCATGACAGTTTATGCCCTTTCTCAAAATATCAATCTAATCCGCGATTGGTTAACAAACCAGATGCTTCTTAAGCTTTGATATGGTTTTTTTCTACCTTAATCGACGTTAGCAGACGTTATCGTACCAATGCTTGGAGTTTGTAATTTCTCACCACACCTAATAATTTGTCAGCTTAGGCCTATTTCAGTTTTTTCTTCTTTTATAATTTTTTACCCGTCCTCTCCTGGTTCTCTCTCTTGCAGGATTGCGCTTATAGGCACTATGACGAATGGTGTGTTGACGCCGCTGGCAAAGTAGCGGTTGCCCTTGCCGGAGTATGCACCGGGGATCGCCTTTAATATGTCACGGTATTTGGCGCCGCTCCATTCGGTGCGTGCCAGCACCTGCCGGCGGAAGCCTTCATAGGTCGTGGTTATTTCAACAGCACGTTCACCTGTGCCGTCCCTTGCAACGCGGATGCCGAGCCGTGCCAGCGACTGGATTGCCGCTTCCTTGGTTTTGTTCTTTTCCTTGCCAAGAAAATCAGGCGTGTTGACATAATCGGGTGCGCTGTCGGCAATCTCGATCAACTCGCCGATGGTGCGTGACCAGCGCCCGCCCTCAGGCGTGTCATGGCGCACCATGTGGCCGGTGACATGCTGCAGGAAGCGGACATCATCTTTTGCCGCATCTTTGGCTGACATGTCTGTCCAGTCGTTCTTGCGGATCCATTCCAGTGCCTCCTCAACGCTGATGTCTTTTGATGTTGCGGTGAGGTAGGCGCCGGCCAGCATGGGGCCAACCTGGTCGCCGAGGCGCTGGGCACCGAGGTGGATTGTTGCTGCCTCGGTGAAGACCTTGACATAACGGCGCAATGTCGGCAGGAGCAGGATAGTGCGGGCCAGCATGCGCCGGGCAAAATCCGGTGTCATCAGGTTCATGATATCATCCAGCAGTCTGGCGTAATGCGTCTTGTTCTCTTCACTGTTGAGGTCGCCATCCGGTTTTGTCAGCACTAGTTGTGTGATACGGGTTTCGTCCGCATAGCCTTCAATCTGCATGTTGATGGAAGCAAAGATAAACATGGAGCGGGCGCGGTATCCCTTCACCCCCTGATTTGCGGTGCCCTTGTAGATCATCCCCTGGCTTTCCGATGCGCTGGCACGGGCATAATCCATGATGCCCTTGAGGCGTGATTTGCTCTCCATATCGCGCGGTTCTGCTTCATCAAAGATGATGGGCAGGGCGTCATTGCCCAGCATGCCGCGGATACCGGCTTCTGTCGTGTTGCCCAGCACGCTTTTGGCTGTCTCAGCCAGCGCTACCTTGACGATCTTGTCCATGACAGTCGACTTGCCGGATCCGGCTTCGCCGCTGATCCACATATGCGGGCGCCATTTCAGAAAGCCGCAGACCGGGGCAATGACACACCAGCCGGCAAGCAATGTGGCAGAGAGCGGGCTTTGCCAGCGCAATGACCGGCAGAGCTGCAGAAATTTGCGTGACTCTTCCGTTGTCAGCGGGTTTTCCAGCTTGACCGGTATTGCCTCGCCCTCGTCATACACATAACGGGAATGGTGTTCGCCGATGGATGTTGCCTGTCCGTTGACGATAAGCTGCTCGCCGGCATGAAAGACCGGTGTATCGCCTTCAAACCATGCGCCTCGTCCGCGCATCGCATTGTGCGGCACGAATTTGCGCCGGTGCTTGCAGGCACGGAAACAGGCATCAACAGCCGCCCGCATATTGACACCGGTCTTTGCCGGAAACTCTGCCTCCCACCATGAGACCGGTGCAAGGACCTGAAGGTTTTCAATCTTGTGTCCGGATGCTGAAAGGCTCACCACCTGTGCAACATCAAGCGGCTGGTAATAAAAATGCAGGCCATCCACGCCGAGGCAGCGGAAATGCGGGCGGCCGAATGTTTCGAGATAGTCTTTGCCTGTCTGGCCGATGTCCGTGAAGCTGATCAGTTCTCCCATGTCCGGCTGTTCTGATGGCGGCGGGGCAGGGGGAGGAAGCACGGCATCAATTGCATCGCGTACTGCTTTGATGCCTCTAAGCTGGGCCAGATCGTCAAAATCGGTTTTGTCATCGGCTCCGTCCGGAAATTGCGGCACAACCAGCCAGGCGCTGATAGCCTCTGCTGCTTCTGTTGCTTTTGTCACGCCGGGGTTTTCAATGGGTTGATGCGTGAACCGGTCATTATCCGCCATGACAATGAACCGGCGGTTGGCGTAATGCTTGTGCAGCGCGCGGGCTACGGCTTTGAGATTGCCGGCATTGAAAGCGGCAACGGTGCGTTTGCCTGTTGCCTCGTGGATGCGTGCGGCAGTGGCATAACCCTCGGCTATATAAATGTCGTCTTCGTCCTGCGGTGTCGGGCCAATCGGATGAAAGGTGCCGCCCATCGGCGTGCCGCGCAGGAAGCGTTTTTTACCGTTGCCGGCAATGAATTGCAGCCCGACCAGCGTGACAGTGCCATTGATAATCTGATAGGCCGGCACCAGCAGGCTGCCGCTGCGTGCTGTTTTTTCGCCTTCTTCCGGGTCAATTATATATTTTACATCATGCGTCAGCCGGCGCAGGCCGGGGAATGCCAGCAGGTTCTTGGCAGCAAGATAGGGATGGTCAGCGCGAGCCCTGATACTGTTTGCCTTGCCGAGCAGATTTTTTGCGACAGAAGCTGCGTTGTCATTTAACAGTTTTGTATAGGATGTACGTTCCCTTGCTGTTTCTTCCATGCGCTTTTTCAGTTGCGCACGTTCCTCACGGCTCATTTCTGCCTGTTCACGCCCGGCTGTCCATTTCCCTTCAATGCCCAGCTTGTAATCACCATAAGCGCCCGATGGCGGTTTATCCGCATGAAGCACATACCAGATATGCTTTTTGCCGCGCGTCTTGTGGCCGATACTGTCGGCACGGTGCACCTTGCCGTCAGCAATCGGATGCCTGCCGCCCGCGCTGGATGTATCCAGTTGAATACCGGCGCTGCGCATTGCATCCAGAAACTGCGACTCAATCTCATGCATATTATTTTCCGAACAGGGCTGTTGATATGTCAGTGATGTCACGGATAACGGCGCCGTGCCCGCCATTGCTGTTCAGGTGATTGAGGAACATGGCCTGTGCCCCGGTCAGCCGGCCGGAGCCGGCCTTGACCTCCCAGCCATGGAAAACGGCGATCTGCTGCCCGACCATATCCGGGGTGATGGTGACAGTGTGAAAGCCAATCAGGTCAGGTGACCCTTCGCAAAGGCCTGCATGCAGGGGGCGGGCAGACAGCACGACACGCTCGCCGCCATGTGCCCGGTAAACCTGCCCGGGCCCCAGGGGCAAGGATTTCCCTGCCCAGCCCACGCCTGTGTTGTTGCGCCATACTGTTGCGCCGGCTGCCGACAAGGCCAGCATGGCGCGGTTCATGAGGGCTGTGCCGGCAGTCATAGAAAGACTCCGCCAAGAATGAGCCCGAGAAAAAACACAGCGCAGGTGGCATAAAGGACAGGATCCTTGAAAAAGGGTGTTGGCTGCTTTTTCTTAGGGCAGGTCTGCAATGTGACGGGCTCAAAGGGCAGGCCTGCAACGGTCGCATCCGCCGCGCGGTACAGGTCTTCTGCAACCGCAAGGTTGCCGCGCAGACGGCAACGCTCCCGGATCACATGGCGGAAAAGGGAATCGCACCACACGCTGAAATATTCCGGATGCCTTGCCATATCGTCGATTGCCCGCCGGATATTTATGGCCGTTTGCCTGTCGATTTTCTGTGCTGTATTGTCGTTCATGGCGTGGCACCCCTTTTAAGAGCAACCACGCTTTTTTCCCCGGCACGTTTAGCTTCGTCCTTGTTGTCAAGAAGGACAGCTTCGGCGCTTGCAACGGATGTTTTATCATCCGTCAGGCTTGTTGCCCTCAATGCTGCATATTTTTTAAAAATTATCTTGCAGCCATGGACCGTGAAAACGCGCTGCTGATCTTTTTCAAAGGTTTTCGGTTTCTACGGCATCTCGAAAAGAGCCGGATAATGCCACACATTTTTATCCCGATCGGTGTCACAATAAAAATCGGGCGTTTCAAGTTCGGCTATGCGGCCCTTGAGACTTTCGATTTCATTTCTTTGCCGTGCCTCTCTTTCATCGTGAAAAAAGGTGTCTTTTTCAAGCTCGGCGATACGTTCGCGCAGGGCCTTTATCTCGATATGCATTGACCGGATGCATGATTTGTCCACGTTTTTACCGACATACAGGTCGGCAAGATGGTACAGTATATCAATGAGCATATTTTTTGTTGCGGCATCGCACTCACGATAGGTCATATAACGGTTGATACGGTCGCTGATTTCACTCATCCTGCCTACTCCATCCCCAGCACCTGCTTGTACAGATCAAGCATCGCTTCCTCTTCCTGCCGTTCGTGTTCTTCCTTTTTGCGCAGGCGGATAATTTCCTTGACTGCCCTGGCATCAAAGCCATTGGCTTTCAGTTCGGCATAAACATCCTTGATGTCATCGCCGAGTGTCTTCTTCTCTTCTTCAAGCCGTCCGATGCGCTCAATAAAAGAACGGAGCTGGCTTACCGTAACGGCTTTTGTTTGCAAATTGTCATCATCTGGCATGTGTGTTTCCTTTATTCGGGTTTAAAAATCAATGTGTTAGAACTGGTCTTTTCATTCAGTTTCAATTTTCCTTGTCGGAAATACGCAATATAATGCGCATTAATGCTTGACCGGCTGAATGGTTGTATGTATATAAATACACATGAAAGGGAGTGGGTTATGGAACGTGACAGCCGCAAAATCATTACACGACTGAAGAAGGAAGGTTTTGAGCTGGTCAGCGTTCGCGGTAGCCACCATAAATTCAGAAAGGGCTCAATTGTCGTTATTGTGCCACACCCGAAAAAAGACATTCCGCTTGGCACTGTCAGGTCAATTGCCCGAGATGCGGGCTGGATATAACCAGCCCCTTTCAACTGTAAAGGAGAATATTTATGCGCCGTTATTACGCACTTGTTCACAAAGAGCCGGATTCTGCTTTTGGTGTTCAGTTTCCTGATCTGCCTGGTGTCTTCTCGGCTGCGGATGAAGAAAATGATATTGTCAGCAACGCGATTGAAGCGCTGCAACTCTACTTTGAGGATATGGACACCCGCCCGCAAGCTTCCGGCTATGAAAGCCTTCTGGCCCGCGATGAGATAAAGGCAGAATTGGCACAAGGGGCTTTTCTGATCAGTATTCCGCTGATTGAAAACGATACGGAAGTTGTTCGCGCCAACGTTACTTTTGAACGCGGCCTGCTCAGGACAATTGACGGCGCAGCCAGATCGCGCGGGCTTTCCCGCTCCGCCTTTCTGGCGGTCGCTGCCCGGCATGAAATGGAAGCATAGCACGTTCATTGTTCCTCCATTTCACAATTTTTAAAGAGTGGGCCAAAGTCATCAAGCTGCTTTGGCTGCACTTTCCATTCAGCTTCAATCCGCCTGCGTGATATTTCAGCGTATTCAGGATTGAGTTCAATCATTACAGCCTTACGGCCGTGGCGAAGCGCGACAAGTGCTGTTGTGCCCGCACCTCCAAACGGATCAAAAACAACGCCACTCTTCGGACAGCCGGCCAGAATGCAGCGCTCGGCCAGTTCTGGCGGAAATGTCGCGAAATGGGCTTCTCTGAAAGGCCGCGTGGCCATCCGCCAGACTTCAAGCGGCGCCGGTTCATAATTTCGTAAATTCCGGCCATTCGCCTGCTGTTCATTCCGGCTCATGACATCCCATTTTTCGTTAAGGCCTTGATGCGGCAAACGGGAACCGCGTATGCGTGTTCCCTTATTATGAGCTATAGCAGTATGTTTTCCATCTCTTGCCCAACCAGCCGGAAACTTTTTATTTCCTTTATTTTTCCGTTTTCCCACATTTCCGCCAACATATAAGCCACCACGAAAAGTCACAGCATTTTCATTTGATGTACGACCCTGTCTGACCGCTTCATTGTCATAAAAATACTTGGCTGATTTTGTCAGAAGCCATATTTTTTCATGGGATGTAGCGGGCCGGTCTGTTACACTTTCCGGCATCGGGTTAGGCTTGGCCCAGATAATTTCAGAACGCACCCACCAACCGGCTTCCTGAAGCGCGATGGCAATGCGGTTTGGCACCATGCACAGGTCTTTTGATTTTAAGAACCCACCGGCCACGACACGACCTGTATGATGCTTTTGACCTTTTGAGCCTTTGTTTCCAGATTGTCCACATCGTTCGCCTTTTTCATGATCAGGAACATAGATTGGTCCAACGGTTGAAAACGGCTTGTCCCGGAAGGTTCGGTCATCTGTGCCCAGTGATTTTAAATCTTTCGCCGTCCGTCCATTTGGCGTAGTCGCATAGCAATCGCCGTAATTGAGCCAGAGCGTACCTGATGGTTTTAAGATGCGTCTGACCTCTTCGAATACAGCCACCATTACGTTGATATGCTCGCCTAATGACTGCTCCATACCGAGTTGTCCTTCAACACCGTAATCGCGCAATCCCCAGTATGGCGGGCTTGTGACGACACAATCCACGCTGTCAGCTTTCATATTCTGCATAACGGCAAGGCAATCACCGACATATATTGTGAGAAGGTTGGAAAGATGGCTCATTGGAATGCCTTCTGTCTTATCCACCGGTTACGGTTAACCAAGGAATATCCCTGTCCCCAGACAGTCCTGATTTCGATATGGAAAGGCGCCAGTTTCTTGCGCATTTTGCAGACAAAAACGTCGATGATCTTTATCTCCGGCAGGTCGGCGTCGAGCCTGTCCGGATACAAGGCAATCATCAGGGAATTTTTTGTTAAAACATCGCGTGCTGCCAGCGCTGCAAAAATCCTTGCTTCATGCCTTGTCAGCCGCCATACGGGCTCAATGGTGACCGTGTCCGGGGCAAGCTCTTCCTCAAGCTGCCTGACGCGCTCGCGCAGCACTTCATTTTCCTGTTCAAGCTGTTGTGTGTAGTTATCCACGGCCCCGCCTCCTTATGAAAATGACAGAGGCAAGGGCGCGCCACTGGCCAAGCTTGTGTTCCAGCGCATAGCGTTCCGCTTCCTTTGTCAGCAGGCTGCAGTTGGCTGTCAGGATTTCACTGATCTGTGTGGCGGAGATTTTGCCGCGGTATTCATCAGCATGGAACAGGTATTCCACGGCCATGATATATCTGGCGGACACCGGTGCCAGTTCTGCCTTTGCCAGAATTTCCAGCACTTCCCGTGCGCCTTTGGCAAAGCGGCGGTTGATCAGGGCTTTTATGGTGTTGACTGCCAGTGTCTCGCAGGGCTTGAACCGGCCCATCGAGGGAGGCATACGCAGGATTTTGATTCCGGCCCGCTCGCATACCTGTGCAATTGTCAGGGCATCTTCATCCCCGGCTGCCACCAGCGCATAATGGAGCTGCAGCGGCGTGACATTGAGGCGGTCACGGTTATGGCGCACAAAGGCGTTGGCCCTGTCTGTCAGGGTTGAGGCATCAATAACCAGTACGGGCAGTTCGCTGATCCCGCCATGGGTTACAGCGGCAATTGCTGTATGCTGGCCGTCGATCAGGTCAAGACGCCCGTCAACCTCGACCACGATCGGCGGCTTGAAAGCCTGCCAGTTCCATTCCGTCACGATTTTGCGGATCAGACGGATTGACCGTTCTGACAGGTTACGCTGGTAGGTCTCATCAACGGTCAGCATATCCGGCCGTACCATTCTTATCTCTGGTGGATCGGGAGTGACTGTTGCCCGTGTTGTATCCGGCAGGTTCAAAGGTTCGATTTTTCTCATGGCTTTTGTCCTATCTTGCTGTGCGTTGCTGCTTTTTCTGCTCGCGGCCACGCATGACATGTGTTGCCCATGCGTGCGGGTTCTTCATGCCGCGTGCCTTGCCGATGCGGACGAGTTCCTCATGCGTGCGGGCACCAGCCTGCTCAATTGTGCGCTCGCGGATTTGTGACTTGCGCTGGACTTCCTGAAGTTTGCCGTCGATGTTTTCGACCTTGCGCCCCTCGGACTTGTATTCATGGCCGCAGTTGGGGCAGTGCGGCGCCGGGCTGTGCACGCGGAAACAGACAGGGCACTGGCGGGTCTGGACAGTGTCGCCGTCATCCTCTTTTGCTTCGCGTTTCTTTTTCTTCCGTCCCTGCAGGGTCCATTCGCGGATGTCATCAGGCAGGCCGTGGCCGCGCCCGCCGGCATTGATGGGCAGGCTGTTGCCGGCGTGGTCAAGGATGATGGCTTCCTGCTTGCCGGGGAAAATACGCAGCGCCCGGCCGACCTGTTGCAGATAAAGGCCAAGGGAACAGGTGGGGCGCAGAAGAATGGCGCATTCAAGCGCCGGCAGATCGAAACCTTCAGAGACAAGGTCAACCGATGACAGGATCTGTATTTCACCCTTGCGGAAGGCTTCGATCAGGGCATCACGGTTATTCGAACTGCCGTCAATATGCGCCGCCCGGTAACCGGCAGCACAGAATTGCTCAACTACGGACAGGCTGTGCTTGATAGAGACGCAGAATGCCATGGCCCGCCGGCCTTCAGCATATTGCCGGTAATGGCTGACCGCATCGCCGATAATCTTTGTGCCTGACATGCGCTCTTCCAGGGCGTGTCTGTTAAAATCGCCTGCTGTCTTTTTAATGCCGCTGAGGTCAGGAGATGCCGGTGCGAACAGCCGGTAAGGTGCGAGGTAGCCATTTTCGATAAGCCATGCCGTTTCAGGGCCATGCACCATCTCGTCAAACCAGCCGCCCAGGCCTGTGCCGTCAAGGCGCTCCGGTGTTGCCGACAGGCCGACAATCCTTGTTCCATGATCGCGGTAATGGTTCAACACGGCTGACCATGTCGCTGCGCTGCAGTGGTGTGCTTCATCGGGTACATAAAGTGTCGGGGCAGGGTACCAGTCCAGACGGCCTTTCAATGTCGGGATGCTGGCAATCTGCACCGGCTGGCGTGCGTCGCCGGTCATACCCGCAGCGATGATGCCATAAGGTATGCCGACCTTGTCAAAGGTCTCGGCTGTCTGCCTGATCAGCTCGCGGCGATGGACACCGAAGACAACACGGTTGCTGCGTCTGGCAGCGCTGCCTGCCATATAAGCGGCTATTGCTGTCTTGCCGCCGCCGGTCGGCAGTCGCAGCAGGATGGATTGCACCCGGCGCAGGGCATCGCGCATATCACGGATACATTCTGCCTGATAGGGACGCAGACTGAAACTCATGCCTGATCTCCTTCAGGCCGTGGTTTGTCTGATACGGTTTCGCAGCAAAGCCGGTGATGAAAACGGCACCAGCTTTTGCCGCGCAGGGCCGGTTCGCCGCACATGAGGGACAGAACGGTTGGTTTTTCCTCATTTCCCCAGAGCGGGAAACGGCACATGCCATGCAGGATCATGCATTGCGGCACACCTTCTGTTCCCGGTGCTTTGGGCGGCATGCTCCTGCAAATATCATCAGAAGCCGGATGATCGGGATTATCGTAATTTTGCAGCCTGAATAAATCAGGATACTGGCGCATCCACGCAGACAGCTTCCGATGTGTGATATTGAGCAACCGGCAGATATTTGCCGGGAGGATACCGCTATTCCAGTATTCTGCTGCCTGCTGTTGGTTGGATTGCATGATCGGTCCGTTTATTTGAAATGATTGCAATTTGAAAACAATATGCTTGCGGAAATATTGGGTATTTTCAGTCCTGCATATGATTCTGTAAAAATGATTGCAAACAGTCATCGTTTTTGCAAGGGAAATGTTTACAAATCAGAAACCATTTTTGACGGACAGGCGTTTGGAAAACGCATAAATTGTTGACATATCAACATGTTTATGAATATTCGTTGACAGAAAAATAGCTGGATGATGGTAATGACAAACCCTGTTGATAGAAAATGGATTGAACGCAAGATGGCTGAGGCCGGTATCCGCTCCAAGGCGGAACTGGGGCGGCGGATCGGCATTGAAGAGCGTTCTCTCATGTCTTTGATCTTTGCCGGCAAGCGTACATTACGTGAAGATGCCATGCTTAAAATGGCAAACGAGCTGCGTATCACCATGCGCGAGCTGGCTCACAAGCTTGGCGGCCGCCCACTGGAAATTGTCAGGGCCATTGATGAAACGGATACAGCCACGCTTGAAGTCCGCGGTACGATTGATGACCGTTTTACGGCTTTCTTCTATCCGCCGGGACGGGTTGAGCATATCAGGGTGGATATTGCCGCCGGCATCGGTGCATTTGCCTTGCGTTATGATACGGCCGGCACAGGGGCCGACATGTTTGACGGCTCTGTTGCTATCGTTCTTGAAAAGCGTGATGTTGAGCCCGCCGCCATGCTGGAACGCAATAATCTTGTATGGCTTGCCGATGGCAAGGTGTTGCTGCGCCGTGTGACAAAGGGCCAGTTGCCGGATCGTTACAATCTGTCGGCAGCCAATGTCAGCCCTTTGTATGATATCGAAATCATTGCATTTGCGCCGATACAGGCATTGCTTCTGACGCCGAAAAAATAAATCCCTCAAAAGTCTGTTGTTATGGTTGTTTTCTTCTTGTCATCAATGATGACAAATTGTAAACATATGGCATGCAACAGAAACACTCTCTCCCGATCCTGAATTATTCAGATACCGCAAAATGGTTCCAGCCGGAGACGGAAACGGCCTGGCTGGCCCTTCGTGAACACCATATCACCGCCACCGCCAGCCCGGCGCTGTTCGGTGTGTCGCCTTACATGACAGCTTTTGATCTTTATCACCGCCTTGCGGGCAATGTTTCGGTGGTGGTGCAGGAAAGCGACCGCATCAAATGGGGCAAGCGCCTGCAGCGGGCAATTGCCGAAGGCATCTGCGAGGATAATGGCTGGGAAATTGTCGTCAGTCATCCTTATCTTTATGCGGAAAGTCTGGCACATCCCGGTATTGGCTGCTCGCCTGATTACCTGATCCGAGACAGGCAGAACCCGAACAAGGGGCCTGGCTGCCTTGAAATCAAGAATGTTGACCTTTTTGTTGGGCTTGATGACTGGAATGAAGGCGAGGCTCCGCCGCATATTGAAATCCAGCTTCAGCACCAGATCGGCGTCTGCGGCCTGTCATGGGGCGTTATCGGTGGCTTGGTCGGCGGCAACCGCCCGCATGTCTTTGTCCGTGATGCGGACAGGGAAGTGATCGGCGCAATCTTTGATGCCGGTGCATCCATGCTGGACCGTGTTAAACGGAACGAACCGCCCGCGCCGGATTACCTTGCTGACTATGAGACAATCCGTGCGCTTTACCGTCATGCCGACCCTGCCAGAAGTATCAACCTTGATATTCCGGAGGATGAGGCCGCTGCTGACAGGCTCGAGGCCCTGATTGCTGCCAAGCACCGGGCAGATATTGCCGCAAAGCTGGCCGATGATGAAAGAAAGCGCGCATCCGCTGAACTCCTTGATGCTCTCAAGGATACAGAGACTGTGTTCGGGCGCGGCTGGAAGGTATTGGCGAAAACCACCTACCTTGAAGAGACGGTCATGACACGTCCGGCAACCAGCTATCGCAATCTCCGTGTAACCAAACCAACGAGACGAGGCAAAAAATGACTGAGATGTCACAACAAGAGGCGTGGAGGGGCGAAGCCCCGACAGGGAACGCAAGAAATGCCCTTACTGTTGCTGCTGTACCTCGTGCATCCCATGCAATGAGCGTATTTTCCAATGACCAGGCTTTCGTATCCGCCCAGCGCATGTGCAGGGCGCTGACAACATCAAACCTTGTGCCTGAAAATTATCGCGGTGAAACGAACATGGGCAATGCCCTGATCGCGCTCGACATGGCAAACCGCATGGGTATCTCGCCGCTAATGGTGATGCAGAACCTGCATGTGATTGAAGGGCGTCCAAGCTGGGCATCCAGTTTTATTATTTCGGCGCTCAATTCATCCGGCCTGTTTTCGCCGGTGCGTTTCAAGGTCGAGGATCTGGGTGAGGCTGATGCGTCTTATGACAAATGGACCGGCCCGAAAGGTGCCCGTGAGAAGGTCAGCACAAAAATCAGGATCCGTGACAGGTCATTTCAGGCTTTTGCGATTGAAAAGGCCACAGGCGAGGTGCTGGAAGGACCGGTTGTTACCATTTCCATGGCTGTGGCGGAAGGATGGTATGGCAAATCGGGTTCAAAATGGCAGACCATGCCTGACCTGATGGGACGATACCGGGCTGCTGCCTTCTTTGGCCGCCTGTATGCACCGCATATACTCAATGGCATGCATACCGATGACGAAGTCCTTGACCTTACGCCTGATGATTATATGCAAGCTGTGGAACCGGTACGGGCTGAAACTGCTCCCGAAAAGCCTGCAGGACGTCCAAAAGGCGTTCATGCCGCCCTGAAAAACGTCAGATCGGCAAAGCCGGATAAACAGGAAGAAACACAACAGCCTGCCAGTCAGGAACCGGCGGAGAAAGATTCTCCCGATCCGGATTCAGCCGCAGAGCAGGAGAGCATTGACATTTTTGACAGCCCTGAACCGGAAGACGAAGACGACGATTATTCGCCGCAATAATCCTGCTTTGGCACGGGTGTGAAGGGAAATGTCATGGCCAGACCGGATGATAATGGCAAGCCATTAACAGATGAGACCGAGATAAGCCTTTCGAATGTGGGGCGTGCGGTCAGTTACCTGTTATCCGAGCGCGTGCGCCGTGGCCTTGATCATCATGAGCTTGATATGAAATCCGGCGTATCATGGCGCTCTGTTTATTACTGGCGCCGTGCGCGTGATCCGCAGATATCAAACTTTGTTGCCGTTGCCGAAGCCCTGGGCTGTGAGGTGATTTTACGGCGCAAAAAAGCCTCCGGTTAAGAGGCTGGCCCGGTACACCGGGCAGCGGGGGTGTGATTGGCGTCTCACCCCGCCCGACGACATCATAGAATAACGTCGCAGCCGCTTCTCATCATCTGATCCATGCATAATCTTGCCCGAAAACCGGTTTCCACTTTTCGGGATTATGCAGCGATGATGAGGCAGGCAATGTGACTGATTCTTGAGACCAGGAAAATGCAGAATGTTATTCCGGCGGTGCCGCCAGCGCCTTATCTTGGCGGCAAACGTCTTCTGTCAAAAACCATCATAGAACGCATCAACGCCATTGACCACAGCGGTTATGCCGAACCCTTTGTCGGCCTTGGCGGCGTTTTCCTGAGGCGCAGCCGTCAGCCAAAGGTTGAAGTGATCAATGATATCAGCGGCGATATTGCAACTCTGTTTCGTGTGCTGCAGCGTCATTATCCTTACTTCATTGACTTCCTGAAATTCCAGATCACCAGCCGCCGTGAATTTGAGCGGCTGGTCAAAACCGATCCGGTAACACTGACTGATCTGGAGCGGGCTGCCCGTTTACTGTATTTGCAGCGCACCGCATTCGGCGGCAAGCCAAGCGGCATGAACTTCGGTGTCGATAAGTACAGCGGCGCGCGTTTCAACATTACAAAACTTGAATCAATCCTTGAGTCTGTTCACGAACGGCTGGCCGGTGTTGTCATTGAAAATCTGCCCTGGCAGAATTTTATCGAACGCTATGACCGGGATGGCATGTTGTTTTATCTGGATCCGCCATACTGGGGCAACGAGACAGACTATGGCAGGAACATCTTCAGCCGGGATGATTTCCGCCAGCTTGCAGACACTCTTTCTTCTATTAAAGGCTGCTTCATCATGTCACTCAATGCCGTTGCTGGCGTTTATGAAGCCTTTGCGGGCTTCAACATTGAAGAAGTGAGTTGTACTTATTCTGTTGCTAGCAAAGGGAGCAAAGCGGTCAGAGAGGTGATTATCACCAGTTAG